GGTTCAATGTACCGATTTATAGTGATCGGTGGGAAGTTGTTAGAGACGTTCTGGTTGCTCCGACGTCTAGCGAAGATATCATCAATATATCAGACGTAGAAGGATCAAAAACACTTTATACTTTAGCAATACCAAAAAAAGATAATCATGACTGGCACGGATGTAGAGTAAGATTTTTCGGATGCACGTGGAAAGCGTTTGGCGAGCCAATAAAAGGGATAGATGCTAATATACCACTGAGATGGAATACTAAAGTAGTTGTTGAAAGAGTTGACAAGGCAAAATGAAAGGAAAAGTAAAACTTGATATAAAAGGGCTTAGGGAATTTACTAAAAAGGTGAATGAGCTATCAGAGCAAGGCGTAAGAGACACGATGCATGACTCTGAAGAAGATGTGCTTGATAAGTACCTCGAATGCGTAAAGTCTGTTACTCCTGTAAAAACAGGTAAGCTCAAGGATGGATGGAAAAAGTCAAGGGCACCATTAATCAAAGGAAGTACACCGATTTATAAGTCAAAAGTTAAAAATGATGTGTTTTATGCTAGATTTGTTGAATACGGAAAGTACGATAAGGAAAATGATATTTTTATTGCAAAAGCGCAAAATATGAAGCAAAAGGCAAGAAAAATGGTTGAAAGAGAAATGTCCGGAATTGTGAGAAAACGCCTGGATGAATTTGGAAAGAAATTTAAATGAGACTAAATGATATAAAAGAGGCGGTAGCTGAGAAGATAGCTCATCAGTATCAGTATCCGGTATATATTGAAAACGCAAAGCAGAGAGTTAAAAAACCTGCTTTTTTTGTTGATCTTGAAAATGTCAAAATACGTCATGTTATGAATGATGAACGGTATAAAGTTGAGACTATATTCAATGTTTATTTCATACCGGAAAGTGAAGAAGAGAATATAAATAGCACATTAACTGAAATCGCTCATGATCTTTTCTTTAATTTGAACTACGTAAAAGTAGGAAAACAGTCATTAAGAGGGTCAGGTATGGATTTCAGTATAAATGACGGAATTATGACATTTATTGTGAATTATGATTTCTTGGCAATCGTCGTAAACGAGAGCGAAGAGGGAAAAGATAAAGTAGAAAAATTAATTTATGAAGTAGGTGTGGAAGATGGATGACACTAATAGCATGACAAATGCAGCATTTGAAAAGAATGAAGCAGTTACGTTATTTGATAAAGATGCAATTACAAATTCAAAGAAGTACGCAAACTGTAGAGATTTTCTTGATGGAAATTTAGAAGATGAAAAAAAATACAGTTTGGAAGAAGTAGATGAAATGATCAAAAAAGGAGGATTTAAATAATGCTTGGTGGTGGAAACTTCACAACAATGACAAAAGTTTTGCCAGGAACATATATTAACTTCGAATCAGAAGGATCCGGGGCAACTGCGTCAACCGAAAGAGGGTATGTAGGCTATGCACATTCTTTCGGCTGGGGAGAAGATGACAAAATCGTCGTGTTGACAGCATCCGATTTTATGAAAGATTCTGAAAAGATCTTTGGCTATAAATACAGTGACGAAAAAATGCAGCCTATTAGAGAAATTTTTGCGAACGCAAGCGTTATCTATACGTATAAACTTGCTTCAGGTGGAACGAGAGCATCAAATACTATTGCACAAGCGAAATATACTGGATCGCGAGGCAACGATATCAAGATCGCGGTGTCTCAGGACGTAGATGATGAAACAAAAATGATTGTTGATACATATCTTGATATCAAGAAGGTAGATTCACAAAAAATTTCATCAGCAAGCGATCTCAAAGATAACGACTATGTAACGTTTAAAGAGGACGCAAAGCTGACTGTCACTGCAGCTACACCATTACAGAACGGGTCTGATGGGGAAATGGATGCTTCAGCACATACAAGATTCTTGGCAAAACTTGAGGCATATGCTTCAGTAAATGTTGTTGCCTATGATGGTGAAGACAAGAAAACTGCTAATACTTATGCAGCCTGGGCGAAAAGAATGAGAGAAGACGTCGGAATTAAGGTACAGGCTGTATTGTATGACGTTGCTTACGATAATGAATGCGAGATTAATGTTATCAATTGCAAGGAAATTGTACCTTGGGTTGCAGGGCTAGAAGCTGGCCTAGGTGTCAATGAGTCTGCAACAAACATGACATATAACGGAGAAGTATCAGAAGATATTATTAAAGCAAGTGAAAGAAATGCCGAGGCATTGAAAGATGCAATTAAGAAAGGGCAGTTTGTTATCCACAATGTAGATGGCACTCCGAAAGTGTTAGAGGATATCAATTCTCTTGTGACGTTTACGAAAGAAAAAGGAACAGTATTTAAAGATAACAAAACAATTAGAGTTATTGATCAGATTGCTAGAGATGTTGCAGAGATATTTAATGAAACTTATCTTGGCGGAGATACGACATCAGAATCAAGAGAATCATTTAAAAGCGACATCAAAACTGAGCATGATGAATTAGTCAATGCAAAAGCATTAGAGTCTTATGATGAAAAAGCATTAAAAGTTGACTTGTTCAACAAAAATGCATTTCAGGTAAGTGACGCTATTGTTGTTGCTGGGACTGCACAAATTTTGTATATGACCGTTAAGGTTAGTTAGGGGGTAAAAATATGTCGGTGATGAAAGTAGGAGACGTAGTAAGCGGACAGTATGGTAGATGTTTCCTAAATATTGATGGAAGACGATATGATTTTATGATGCTTACTAATGTAACGTTAAAAGCGACGAAAACAAAATCTAAGCTTAGATTTTTAGGAAGAGCTTCTGCGGCGAATAAAACAACTGGCGTAGAAATCACTGGTTCGTGCGAATACTACTATTGCACAAGCCTGATGGCGCGAAAGGTTGTAGAACTGATCAAAACTGGAAAAGACTTTTATTTTGATATGCAGATCATCAACAAAGATCCTAATTCAAGCGTCGAAGAACAGGTTGCCATCGCTAAAGACTGCAATATTGACAGCGCTGTTTTAGCAAAATTAGATGTTGATGCATCAGATGCATTAAAAGCTGATTTTGATTTCACTGCTGAAAGCGCGGATATCACAACGGAATTTTCAGAAATTCCAGGGATGTAAAATAAATGGCGCGCCTTTGTAAGGCGCGCTTAAATTTAAGGAGAGAAAAATGTCAGAATTATCAAGATTTTTTAAAGCTAACAAACAGAAAAAGCCAAATGCAAAAGTGGTAGTATCGAAAGAATTTGTTGATGAAAAAGGTAATTACATGGAATGGGAAATTAAGCCTATTTCCACAAAAGAATTTGAAAGAATTAGAAATGAATGCAACAAAGTTGTTCCGTCTCGATCAGTTCCGGGAAAGTTCGAAAACAAGTTTGATTCTGTGAAATACAATCATAAGATTGTAGTCGCGTCGGTGGTATTCCCGGATTTAAGAAATCAAGAATTGCTTGATTCCTATGGTGTAATGGCTCCAGAAGATTTAATTGATGCTATGTTGACTAATGCAGGCGACTATGCAAGATTAATGGCATTTATCGAAAATTATAATGGATTTAATGACCAGAGCCCTTTAGTTAAAGACATTAAGAAAGCAAAAAACTAATAAATAGCGGGGACTGGGAAGCAAATTACGCATATTATGCCTTGCACAAGCTGCACATTATGCCAAAAAAATTTGTAGAAATGGACGAAAAAGAAAAAGCTTTTGTGATAGCATGCATAGACATAAAAGTTGAAAATGAAAGAAAAATGCAAGAGCAGGCAGAAAGGAGGCGATCTTAATGGCAATTTCTGAAACTATCGAACTGTATGATAAAATGTCAGAGCCGTTAAAACAAATTGCGGAGAGTTTAAACAGAACTTTAGGCATATTTGAAAACGCTCAAAAGACTTTTGATCGAGGATTAGAAACATCTGGCATTACTAAAGCTGGTGATGCTGCCAAAAAAACAAGTGAAACATTGTCAAGGCTCGATGGCAGTAGTGCAATACACGAGCTAAACGCCATTGGAGCGGCAGCACAAAGAAACATGAAAGCTGCACAAGAGGCGTATTATCAATACTATAATTTTGCCAAAGCGCCTAAGATCGCAAATCCTACAATCAGTCCGCAGGTTGTCAATCCGACGATCGCGCCGAAAGTGGCCACACCTACGGTAGTGCCAAAGGTGGAAATGCCTAGCTACAGCTTCGGAAGTGCCGGAGTTGAAAAGCTTAATGCCGGTCTTGATCAGGCGGCCGCTAAAGTGCAGGAGATGAAACAGCGCCAGGATGCTATGAACGCGTCTCTGAACGCTTCCAGCGCCTCAAAACTTATTAAT